TTTGTTCATCACCACATCAAACCCGAGCAATTGACCAATGATGCCGTTCGGATTCAGCGACTCAGTGCTGTTAAAGATCGGGCGACCGTTGGTGTCCTGCAGGCCACGGATGGCTTGGGCCAGGATGGGATTGACCATGAACTTGGTTGCCGGGGTCCAATACTGTTGCGGCAAAGCGTAAATGGTGTTGATGACGTCTTTGTATGTGACGTTATTTAACCCGACGGTGTTGACGTTGGAAGTCAACTGATCGTAGGTTGCCAAGCTGTGCAGGCCAGTGGTGGAGCCGGTGCCGGAAGTGCCGAAAGCAGCTGCCGAAGTCGTGCCGCCTGCATAGGTGCCGTTAGCGCCAGGGTACTGATTCAAACCGCGCAGACCGTCAGCGCCACCAGTGGTCACGGATGAGCCGGTGCCGGACTGATCGTTGTTGCTGATCATGGACTGGGCTTCTGATTGCGCGAATTCCATCAGCATGTCGTCAACGATGTTGGCTTCCAGACCATCAATGTCGTCCAGGGCTGCAGTGCGGATCGGAAACTGGACGTTGATGTCTTTTAGAACCAACTGCCAGATGCTGGTGTTTTCCGTGGTGGGCGAACCGTTGTTCTGAACGGCATAGCCCCACTGTGCACCAGCGTTGCCGGTTTTGACACGGAACTGATAGCTGGAACCGTCGGTGGCCACGGTGCGAGACATGCCACGCAGCTGATTGGCCAACCGCAGCGCCACAAACACAGGGTCGTAGCTGGTGCGACCGCCTTGGCCATCGCCGCCAGCAGTCAGGCCTGCAGCCTCATTCATGTAGGCGTCGTACTGGCCCTGGTCTTCGAACATTTTCAGCTCTTTCTCACCTTGGCGAGAGCCTTTGTAGTAGCTGGCCAGCTGTTCGCGCACAGCGCGGTTCACATCGCCACGAACGGTCTTGACGATCTTGATGACGGGAGGAGCTTGCACCGAAGCGACTTTGGCTTCGAGCGCAGCAATTTTGGCTTCCAGTTCGGCGCGTGCAGCGTCGACGGCAGCAGGGATTTTGGCTTCCACGGCCAGCACAGCTTCTTGCTGTTTGGTTTCGATGGCGTCCAGTTTGTCGAGAATTACTTGAGACATGGGGTTACCTTTTGAGTCGTTTGTCGAGAATTTGCAGCAGTTCGCGTTGCTCAAGAGCCGCGAGAATTGCTGCGTTGGTGGTCGCTTCCGCATCAGCATCACGCTGCAACGTCGCAGTTTCATTGGGCACTTTTACAGCATCACGCTGCTCCAGCACCTTCTTGAAAGTTGATGCGGCAGCGACCGCATCAGTCCTGGACAGTCCTGCATCACGCAGGGCTTGCTCCATGATTTTTAAATCAGCCGTGCCGTCAGGCCGGAAATATTCCAGGCGACTGACGTTGGCTTCGGGGTTGTTTGGGTACATTACAACGGACACTTCCCGGAGGCCACCTTTGGTGATTTGGAAATAGGCCTCTTCTGATTGATCCGGTTCGCCCTCAGCATTGACCATCTGGTAGGATTCTGCGTAAGCACCCACAGACACGCCGCCAAACAGCGTCGGGGACTCCGTCATGATGGTGTGCATATCGCGCCCAGCGGCAGTGTTCATAAAGATGCGTCCTTCAGCTGTCATGCCAGAAGGCGAAAACTCAAATGAGCTCCATTCGCCAATTGGGATGCCATCGCTGTTGTGGTTAAGGAACATCGGCAGGGGTTTGCCAGCTTCCACGAACGCTTCGGCCCAATCCATGAATCCTTCGGGCTGGTAATTAAACCGCCGCCCGTCAGCTCCCTCGCGAGCCCCCCAGGTTGTGACTGTGGCCTCAATTTGGCCTGGATTTCCTGGTTGCCCTGCGACGAGCTTGGCCTCGCAGATTAGCGTCAACTGTTTGTGCGTCATTGATTACCTCATCGACTTGGGTTTGGTCAATGTCATATATTGTTTTTAATTTTACGCTGTTTGCACTATGCTTTTTGATGTACAACGCTTTAATTTTATCCTGAAGCAATTTGTCCATCATAAATCATTTGCCGATGTTCATTTTCCTGGTCTGATTGCCACCGCCACCACCTGTGTCTTGTGGGCTGGCACCCGGCTCGGCTGCAGGCGCAGCAGCTGCTTTGGATTGCAGCTCATCGCCGCCATCCGTGGCGGGCATGTTCATGTAGCTGCGAGCTTCATTGGGAGTGAGGATGCCTGCACCGACGCCGGAGACTGCAAAATTCATTTGGTCCAGCGGTGCACCTTTCAAGAAGTTGCGCGTGTCGAATTCGATGCACAGATTGGGATATCCAGGGAACAAATGCGTTTTTAGCTTCTGTTGGATGTTGACTGTCGTGGGATAAATGGTGGATTTGTAGAACTCATCCAACATCGTCTGAGTGTTGTTGTATTTCTGATCAGCAATTCCGATCATTGCAGGTGGAACCCCAAACAATCCACAGATGCGCTTCATGGTTTGCGTCTTGAGCTTCTCGGTGTCGGCGTCCTGAAGCGTGAGCATTTTCAGCGGTTCGTATTTCATCCCCTGATCTAGCAGCATGCCTTGGCCGGGTTTAGACGGATCACTTTCGCGGCTGTTGGTCATGCTGGACCAAGCCTCTTTCAGCCTGGCAGCAATTTCTTTAAATTTGCCATCCGGGATCACCTGCTCGGTGGTAAACATTCCCGAAGGTTTGGCGCCATTTTGCATGACGTAATTGGCGTACAGGTCGATGTCCTGGTCCAAGCTCACCAACTCAGCCGCGAGGATGCCTTTGTTGAAACCTGCCGAGCCTTGCCACGCCATATCTTTGGTGTGCATAACTTGATGCGCGTCTAGCGGCTCGTCCCGGCTAAATCCGTACGAAGGCGTGCTCAGCCGGTAACTGGGATATCTGGTTGGGGTGATTGTCACAGCAATCAAAGTGCTGTCCAGCAGGTACATCTCTAGAGGAGTCTCGAGGGAATTTTTCTGGTTCTGCCGCCACCACAAAGTGAATGCCTCGCCAGACAATTCGTACCACATAATCCATTGATACCAGAATTCATACGCGCTCTGGAATTTGTTTGGCTCGGCCAACAACGCTGCCACTTGTTTGGCTTTGGCTTTGTCGCGTTTGCCCACCTTTTCCGAAGTGATTGCATTGACGCAGGAGCCGTCATCCAGCTGGCACATGACGTTGACCGGGAGCTGAGCGATTGCACGCGCCTTGGTCGCTATACAGGCCAGGATGGTGCTGTTTCGCGTAAGCAACGACATGTCCACTGGCCGCCCAGCATTATTTGTGGACGCTGTGGTGACATAGAGGATTTGGGTGTTTACGGTCGGTTTGCTGCCGCTCTGATAGACAACATTATTGCCCAGTGCAGTCTGGCCGAAAAGCGAGTTTGATTCCTTGGAATCGATCTGCTTTCGCTTGAAAATGTCTAGGATTGCCATGTGCGAGCCTTAAAATGACCTGAATCCGAACCCAGAAACCGCCGCATTGTCGAGAGAGCAATGCATTGCGATGATTAGGCTGATTATGCCGTCGACTTTGGCGTTTTGGTCTGCGCCATTCTTTCTAATTTTAACGTTGCCATTCACATCCTCATAAACCTCGCAGTTCCCGAGCTGCCACCCGAGGAAAGGGTTGCCGTCGTGTTTGATGTTGTAATTTAGGATCAATTTCTCTACGTGTTTGCTCGGGTTGCTAAGCACCGCCATGCCTTGACCGACCTTCTTGACCGGCAATGCCGCATCGTGTAGCCGCGCCACGAGGCTGGCAGCGTTGTATGCGTCGAATCCGATTTCTTTGGCGTCATATTTGGCGCACTGGGTTTGGATGTAATCGCTGATCTCCCTGTCGTCCATCACGTTGCCTTGCGTGATGTGCAAAATGCCCGACTGCCGCGCCATCCGGAAGATGTCGCCATAATGTTTCGGGATCAGCTCGAAACCAACCTCCGGCAGAAAGAATTTGAACTCGGCTTCGTAGTCTGTATCTGAAAATCGTTTGAGGGTGCACACCGCATTCAAGTCTCGCGTGGCCGCGAGGTCGAACCCAATAAACACCGCCTCCGGCTCGCGCTCGGCGACGATGGCGCAGCGTTTGTCGTCCCAATATTCCCGGTCCACCCACGCGCTGTTGGCGCTGACGTAGAGGTTGAGGGTTTTGCACAGGAACTCATTTAGCGCGGCTGGTTTGTGTTTAGCCTCCTCTGCGCGAGCGGCGATGGCGTCTTCAAACACGCTGATGCCGTGCATGGGGTTTACCTTGGCCCACGTTGAAGGG